CAAGACGACAACGAGCAGTTCACCACTTTGACCGTTGCCAGCCAAAAGCACATCGGTGTCAACTTCACATCTGCTGAATTGACCATGCAATTGGATGACTTCGCAGAGCGTGTGTTGAAGCCTCGTATCAGCCAGTTGGCATCTTCTATTGATGCAGACGTGGCCAATGCGTACAAAACCATCGGTAACACCGTTGGTACACCTGGCACAACTCCTTCTACTTCTTTGGTCTTGTTGCAAGCCCAGCAGAAGCTGAACGAGAACGCAGCTGTGATGTCACCACGTTACGCTACCGTGAACCCTGCTGCTAATGCTGGCTTGGTTGAAGGCATGAAAGGTCTGTTCAATCCTACAGATACTATCAGCAAGCAATTCAAGAACGGCATGATGGGCACTGGCGTGTTGGGCTTTGACGAGATCAACATGTCTCAGTCTATCAAGCAACACACTACTGGTTCGCGCGTTGCTACCGGCAACTCTGTGACCACCACTGTGACTTCTCAAGGTGCTTCTAGCATTGCTTTGACTATTGGCTCTGGCCTGACAGTTAAAGCCGGTGACGTGTTCACCGTTGCTGATTGCTTTGCTGTGAACCCACAGACCCGTGAATCCACTGGTTCGTTGTTCCAGTTCGTTGCTTTGGCTGACGCCACTGCCAGCGGCACTGCAATTGTCGTGTCTGTTGCTCCTATCTACACCGCCGCCAATGCTTTGGCTACCGTTGACAGCTTCCCTGTCTCTGGTAAGGCTGTCGTGTTCGTAGGCGCTGCTTCTAGCCAGTACGCACAGAACTTGGTCTATCACAAGGACGCCATCACCTTCGCAACTGCTGACTTGCTGTTGCCACAAGGTGTTGACATGGCTGCTCGCGCAGTCCACAACGGTATTTCCCTAAGAATTGTGAGGCAATACGATATAAATAACGACAGAATGCCTTGCCGTATTGACGTTTTGTACGGCTTCAACACGATCCGCCCACAAATGGGCTGCCGTATCTGGGGCTAATCTGATTGGGGCTTCGGCCCCTATCTCTATCTTAATATTGAAAGGAAATTATCATGGCATTACCTAATGGCGCAGGCGGTTACCAAGTTGGTGACGGCAACCTGACAGAAGCACAACTGACGGTTCAAACTATTCCTACAACCTTGACTGGCGACACCACGTTGACCGCTGATCAAGTGGTTGTTGGTTTGGTTGTTTGCAACAAAGGCAGCGATGCTACATTGACCGTGACTCTGCCCACAGCAGCGTTGCTCGATGCAGCCGTTCCTAGTGCAAAAGTTGGCTCTGCTTTTGAGTTGACAATCTGCAACAACAACAACACCGGCGCTTCGTCTACCGTTCCTGTCACCACAGGCACTGGTATCACGATCTTCGGCTCTGTGACTGTTCCACGTTTCGGCGCACACACATACCGTTTTGTGCGTACCGGTGACGCAGCTTACTCGGCTTTCTTGAAGTAAATAATGGGGGCTTCGGCCCTCATTTTTAAAAGGAAACAAAATCATGCCAAATACTATTGCTGTAGGCGTTGCGTTTGAAGACGCACAACTTGACGGCGCAATTATGGGTAAATCTGGCGGCACAGCAGGTTTTTACGGCGCTACGCCGACAACTAAACCTGCGGCCAACACTGCTGCCTTAACTACAATCACGTCTACTGCACCCGGCACGCCGGACTTTGCAATTCAAGACTTGACTCAAACAACCCCATTTGGTTTTGTTACCAAAGACGAGGGTAATTCAGTTCTGGCGGTGATTGCAAATTTGCAAGCTCGTGTAGGACAGTTGGAAACTAAACTTCAAACTCTTGGTTTGTTGGCTTAAACTAAATGGGGGCTAATCACCCCCATTCTTAAATTATGAACATTACATTGACACACCCCATCCACGGCGCAAAGATTGCAACAATGGAGTCTGAGGTTGAAATGGATGAAAGAAATGGCTGGACTCGTTATAATCCAGACACGCCTTCTGAAACTGAAGAAGCGGCTCCTGTGAACGTGCTGGAAGTTAAACGCCGTAGAAAAACCACTGCAGAGGTTTAAAAATGACAACGTACACCGCTGGCCAACAAATCGAACGGGCGCTTAGACTTCTCGGTGTGCTTGCTGAAGGTGAAACGCCCTCTGCGGCTACGTCACAAGACGCCTTGATGGCGTTCAATCAAATGATTGATTCGTGGAACACAGAGCGTTTAGCCGTGTTTTGCACACAAGATCAAGTCTTTACATGGCCAGCAGGCTTAATTAGCCGCACCCTTGGCCCATCTGGTGACTTTGTGGGCCTTCGCCCTATTTTGCTTGACGACTCTACATACTTTAGAGCGCCCACCAATGTCTCGTATGGCATTAAGTTTATCAATCAACAGCAGTACAACGGTATTGCTGTTAAGACCGTAACGTCTACTTACCCACAAGTGATGTGGGTCAACATGACGTTTCCTAACATCGAGATGTACGTCTATCCACGGCCTACGCAGGACTTGGAGTTTCACTTTGTCTCGGTTGAAGAACTAAACAACCCTGCCACGTTGTCCACAATTTTGTACTATCCACCAGGCTATCTGCGTGCATTTACATACAACTTGGCCATGGAGTTTGCCCCTGAGTTTGGCGTTGAGCCAAGCCCACAAGTGCAGCGCATTGCAATGACTTCTAAACGTGACTTAAAGCGCATCAATAACCCAGATGATGTGATGGCATTGCCATACGCATTAGTTGCTAACCGCCAACGATTCAACATTTACGCAGGAAACTACTAACATGGCCACCATTGCAATTACTTCCCTTCCCGTAGCAACTGCTGCTGCTAGTACTGATGTTTTGCCAATTGTGCAGTCAGGCACAACTAAACAAGTTACCAACGCGCTGTTGTTTACTAATGCAACATTAGTTGCGCCTGCGCTTGGTACGCCCACCGCCCTTGTCGGAACAAACATTACAGGCACAGCTGCTGGATTGACTGCGGGCAATGTGACTACAAACGCAAACCTGACTGGTGCTATTACATCAGTCGGCAATACCACATCTTTGGGTTCATTTACATCGGCAAATCTTGCATCGGCATTAACCGATGAAACTGGCACAGGCGCAAATGTATTTGCCAACACACCTACATTGGTGACACCAGTAATTGGTGCAGCCACAGGAACAAGTTTAGCAGTCACAGGGTTACTTAGATCATCTGGCACGGCTGGCGTGGGTTATTCCACAGGCGCAGGCGGTGTAGTTATTCAAGGCACAAGCCGAACCACAGGTGTGACGATTAACAAAACAACTGGTCAAATCACGTTATTTTCTGCGGCAGGCACAACCAGTGCAACAACTTTCACTGTGACCAACAGCACCGTTGCGACAACCGATGTGATTATCCTCAATCAGCACACTGGCACTGATTTGTATGATTTGATGGTTACTAAGACAACCTTGGGTTCTTTTGATATTACATTCCGCACCACTGGCGGCACAACAACTGAACAGCCAATATTTAACTTTGCAGTTATCAAAGGCACGGATTCATAATGGCAACCAAGCCCAAGTCATCGGTCAACGAGGCTGGCAACCCAATTTCATATGACATGCCAGTTGAAAGACATCAATGAAAACGCCCATCCTTGGCTCTACTTATGTAGCGCGTTCTGTCAATGCGGCAGACGCTCGGATGGTCAATCTGTTTCCAGAGATCGTCCCAGAGGCCGGTAAAGAGCCTGCATTCCTAAACCGCGCCCCTGGTCTGAAACTACTCAACACTATTGGCAACGGCCCGATCCGTGGCCTTTGGGCGTTCTCATCTAATGACAGCACGGCCTTTGTTGTTTCTGGCACACAGCTTTACAAGATCAACACCTCGTATACCGCCACGCTAATTGGCACGGTGGCCGGTACTGGCCCTGTCAGTCTGGCTGACAACGGCACGCAGCTGTTCATTGCGGCCAATGGCCCCAGCTACATCTACAACAACACGACAAACGCCTTTGGCCAGATTACCGATCCTGACTTCCCAGGCGCTGTGACTGTCTGCTATCTGGACGGCTACTTTGTGTTCAACGAGCCAAACAGCCAAAAGCTGTGGATTACTGCACTGCTAGACGGCACATCCATTGACCCGCTTGAGTTTGCCAGCACCGAAGGCTCTCCTGACGGCTTGGTGGCCGTGGCCGCCAACTTCCGCGAGGTCTGGGCCTTTGGCACTAACTCAATTGAGGTCTGGTACGACTCTGGCGCAACTGACTTCCCCTTACAACGCATCCAAGGCGCGTTTAACGAGTTGGGCTGTGCTGCCCCTTATTCAGTTGCCAAAATGGACAATGGCCTATTCTGGCTTGGCCGTGACCGCCGTGGACAAGGTATTGTCTACCGAGCCAACGGCTACACCGGCGTGCGCATCTCAACCCACGCTGTTGAGTGGCAGATTCAACAATACGCCGATCTGTCGGACGCCATTGCTTACACTTATCAGCAAGACGGCCACAGCTTCTATGTACTGGTTTTTCCTAGTGCTAACACCACTTGGGTCTATGATGCGGCCACACAAGCTTGGCATGAGCGTGCAGGGTTTTCTGACGGCAACTTTACACGCCACCGTGGCAACTGCCAGATGGCGTTCAACAACAAGGTTGTCGTTGGCGACTTTGAAAACGGCAACATCTATGCGTTTGACTTGGACGACTTCAGCGACAACGGCAGCATTCAGAAATGGTTGCGTTCATGGCGTGCATTGCCGACTGGCCAGAACACTCTGCGCCGCACAACCCAACACATGATGCAACTTGATTGTGAATCTGGCGTTGGTTTAAATGCGTTTCCCGGCAATGAAAGTGAAAATATAGATACTGAATCAGGGTTAAATCTTGTTGCAGAATATGTGCAAACATATTTAGCTACTCAATCAGGCGACATCTTGACTACTGAGGCAGGAGATGGCTTTGAACCTTTGGGTCAGTTTGACTTACCAGATACTGACATTACGGGTTATGAAATTGTTACTAATTCCTACCCTGCTACACCAGGATATGACCCACAAGTTATGCTCCGCTGGTCAGACGATGGCGGCCACACATGGTCAAACGAGCATTGGGCGTCCGTGGGCAAGATTGGCCAGTATTACAAACGTGTAATCTGGCGGCGCTTGGGCATGACAACCAAGTTGCGTGACCGTGTTTATGAAGTGTCTGGCACTGATCCTGTGAAGATTGCAATCATGGGCGCAGAACTTATTCTGAGTCCAACGAATGCCTAGCCCTAACGCTACGCCAACGCCGATCACGCCACCACGGGTGCCGCTGATTGACCCTCGCACGGGTTTAATTGACCGCGCTTGGTATCTGTTTTTTCTGTCGTTGAATGATATTGCAACGGGCGTTGTTGACGATGTTAACCTTGGCACTGATTCAATATCTTTGATTGCGTCCTACGATGCCGCCTTGCTGGCTCTGGCACAAGAAGTTGAAACTTTGCCGCCAGTAGTTACCTTACCAGTTCCTGACGTACTGGGCGACTGCTGTTCGGCTTTAGAATCTCAAATGGCTGAGATGCAAAAGCAGATTGAGGCTTTGCAAGTACAACCGATTGTTGATGTCGGCGCAATAAGCGCAAGCATTGCTGCGCTGTCTAGCGCGCCAGTTACCAAGACCGCTGACTTTACTGTCGCCGCTAATGAGACTTGGCTTATCAATAACAAGTCAGGATCGACTTGCACGGTGACCTTGCCTTCAGCGTCTTTGTACGTTGGTAGGTATCTGACTTTTAAGAACATGCAGGCACAGACTTTAGTGTCGGCATCAAGCAACGTTGTGCCAATCGACAGTACCAGTGCTGGCACAGCAATCCTCTTGGCAGTTGTAGGAAATTGGGCGACAATGGTGTCTGACGGCACAAATTGGGTCATCATGCAACAAGCCGCAAACAACTGCCTCTTATTGGAGTAAATTATGACAGTCACCGTCAAAGTCCTCGTACCGGCTAAATTTGCCGAGAACGCACAAACAACCCAGTACACTGCGACTGGCGTTACCGCCATTATTGACAAGTTCACCGCAACTAACATCAGCGCGTCTGCCGCTACGATTAGCGTGAACTTGGTAACGACTGCTGGCTCTGCTGGCAATACTAACTTGATCACCAAGACCAAGACCTTGCAAGCGTCTGAGGTCTACACGTTCCCCGAACTGGTTGGCCAAGTGCTTGGCGTGGGCGACTTTATCAGTACAATTGCAGGCACAGCCAGCGCAATCAACATTCGCGTTTCTGGACGTGAGGTGACCTAATGATTGTTCGCAAGGCCACTGAAGCTGATCTGCCTGAGTACATTAAGTTAGCGCAGGCGTTTCACGCTGCGTCACCGATGCACGGGTCAATTGGCTTTGATGTGCCTGGCTACTCACAGTTTTATTTGTCGTCACTACAAAACGACAGTATTGGTATCTGGCTTGCGGAGATTGAAAAAGAAGTTGTCGGTATATGCGGCGCTCTTGTGTACCCTCTTTACTTCAATCCTTCGGCGCTTGTCGTACAAGAGCTATGGTGGTGGCTAACCCCAGCCTCCCGTGGTAGCGGCGCTGGCGGTCAGATGTTTAAGCAGATTGAGCAATGGGCAAAAGATAAAGATGCGTCTGCATTATTTATGATTGCGTTAGAAGACAATCGGGCAAAAAAGATGGAAAATCTATACATCCGCGCTGGGTTTAGGCCAATGGAGCGCACATTTATCAAAGAGGTCACATCATGGCAATAGGAACAGCAGCCGCAATTCTTGGAAGCGCAGCGTTAGGCGCAGTTGCATCAAGAAGCGCGTCTAAAACACAAGCCGGTGCAGCACAGCAAGCCGCTGATGTACAAAGAAGTCAGTTTGAACAAACACGCGCAGATCAAGCACCTTACCGTGAAGCTGGCTATAACGCACTAGCAAATTTACAGCGCACGGCTGGTAATGTGCCTGCGGCTTTTAAGTTTGGTGATTACGAATTTAAAGCTGACCCAGGTTTCGGTTTTCGTTTGTCAGAAGGCCAAAAAGCGCTTGATCGCCAAGCGGCTGCCCGTGGCGGTTTGATTTCTGGCGGCGCTTTAAGAGCAGCGCAACGCTACGGTCAAGAGATGGGTTCGCAAGAATTTGGTAACGCTTTTAATCGAGCGCTAACATCATATGGCACAGATGTGGCGCGTGAAAACCAGTTGTATAACCGACAGGCCGCATTGGCAGGCATTGGTCAAACATCAACTAATTTGGTTGGCCAAGCTGGTCAGAACTACGCTACCAATGTAGGCAACTTAATGACTGGCGCTGGCGCTGCTCAAGCAGCTGGCCAAGTTGGCATGGCCAACGCAGTTACTGGCGGTTTAGGTACTTACCTGAACTATACACAAGGTAATGCGTTGCTTGACGCATTGCAAAGAAATCAAAATATGCAGTTGGTAAATACCGGCGGGTATTCTAATGTTCCAGCGTATATGGTTCAACCACCTGGAGGAAGATAATTATGGCGCTCGATCCAAACATTTCTCTTGGCGTTAGGGGTATTGAATTGGCCAATCCGTTGGCTCAATATGGCCAAGTTGCAGCTATTCAAAACGCGCAAAATCAAAACGCATTGGCGCAGTTTCAACTTGGTTCTGCTAGAAGACAAGAAGAATCACAAAACGTATTGGCTGACGTTTATAAAAGATCAATTAATCCTGAAACTGGCGCTATTGATAATCAAACCTTGCTAAAAAATTTGGCTGCATCTAACGCTGCGTATTTGATTCCTGATGTTCAAACCAAATTATTGGCAAGCGAAAAAGAACGAGGCTTGATCAAAAAAACTAACCTTGAAACAGAAGAAAAAGAATTTAAACTTAAAAACGATAAACTTAATTTTGCATGGAATTCTGTTGGTTCCGCGCCAACACCTCAAGACGCCATTCAAAAAATTACTGAAGGTATGAGAAACGGCGTTTTTGATATGAAGACTGCGACAGCAGATATTCAGAAAATTCAAAATATGACGCCTGAACAGTATCAACAATACAGAGTTCAAACAGTCATGGGCATTTTGGATGCCAAAGACAAACTTGGTTTTATGTTGCCAAAAACTGCTCGTCAAGACATTGGCGGTCAGATTGTTAGCATTCAAGACAATCCTGCATTGCCTGGTTACGGTATGCCAATTGCTGGTGGGTCTATAGCTAAAACGCCAACATTTGGAGAAATGGCTAGTCAAGGTCAGCTTAACTTGGCACGACAAAAATTTGCATGGGAACAAGCTAACCCAGG